CTCAGTTTCTTGCGCTGGCTCTGCGGTTTCTTCCACAGCCTCAGTTGGCTCTACTGAATCAGCTAAACCTAATCTTTCTGCATAAAAGGTTGTTGCATTATCACTTGTTACTACATTTGATGCTTCTCTTACTTCTGTGTCGGCCATGATTTCTCAAGCTCCAATTTAGGTTAAAAATACTACTAAAAATAATTCTTGTCTATTTATTCTGCTTTTTCTGATTTTTTAGTTTCTTTGGTAGCAGCTTTTAATAAATCTTTTTGAACTTTCAGTTCCTCTTTGCTCATTCCTTGGAATGGATTAGAAGGCTCAGGCTCATACTTCTTACCAGCTCTCCGAGCCATTTCCTTCATTTTCCATTCTGTTACATTTGCTCCAGTTACTGTTGGCATATATCCTCCGATTGTTTAAATGCCTCGTTCAATAGCTTCATCTAAAGCCACTCTTTGATCTTTCAAATTCATATTGGCTAATATTAATGCAAGTTGCGCCTTCATAGACTCAATTTCTTTTTGAGTTTCAGTCTTAATAACTGTGTCATGAGCTTGAGTATCGGTTCGCATCTGAGTATCTTCTCTGCGAATTTCCAATTCCATAGCTTTGCGCTGAGTTGCAGCTTGTTCTTGTTGTTGCTTAATGCTTGCACCATACTTCATATCTAGGGTCATTTGCTGAATTTGTTGTTGCAACTGCTGGATAGTTATTTGTGACTGCTTTAGCTGCATCTGAACTTGAGGTGGAATATCGGCTTTTTCATCGACTTGAGCCAATGGATTAGCAGCAGCCAATCGGTCAGCAATAATGTCAGCACCTGGGAAGTCCATATTTCTAAAGACCAAATCACCTGCTTGTTGCATCAAATTAGGATCAGCAGTCAATAAAGTCATCATAGAATCTACAGCTTCTTGTCGTTTGGAAGCATAACCAGGGCCAGTTTCCATGACAATGTCATATTCGCCTGTAGTTACATCATTAAGAACTTGGTCTACACCTTGCTCATCTTGGGCTTTTTGATTGACAGTTACTAGCTCACCTTTGCCATCTGCGCCAATAATTCTCATGACTCTTTCTTCAGAGTAAATATGAGGAATGAGGTCTAAGCAAATGCGACCAGATTGGCGAATTGACCGAGTAAGGTTGTCATAGTAGTGGAAATTGGTCATGTCGGTCTGCTGCTGCTGACCATTCAATGCCTTTCCTGACTGCATACCTTGTGGCAACTGAGCAGGGTCATAAATACCCACAACTGCCATTAAGTCTGAATTTAAACCTTGTAGAGCTGTAACCATTCCTGTAGGAGGTGGCTCTGGTTGAATCCTTGTTGGAACAGGAGCAATTCTGCCTTCACTATCAGTCTGCTTATAGCGCAATACAGGCATTGACTTGATGTTGGCTGTATTCCACTCCATTTCATGACCTTCATCCTGACCTTCTGCAAGGAGGAATTTAGCCTTTGGAGCAAGGGCAACGGATTCGGTAAGCGCAGTTGACCAAAAGTTATACATACGCTGAGGGTCTTTAGCCATACGAGTAAGACCAAACTTCTTCTTCTTACTATCAACGATGAGTTGTTGACCATAAACAGGCACAACTGGAATGTATCTGCCAGGCCAATCTCTTTGTTCAAGAACTTGCATACCTGTTAACTTGCACCATTTAATCTGCTTTTTGATGGTTTCACGCTTAGAAACGACATAAACTCCAGCATCTAACATCATGCTTTCAGAAGGTTTTTCATCTTCATAGCAAGTAGTTCCATCGGATAAAAGATAAAGCTTTGTGCGCTTGTGCTCGGTATAAAAGTATTCTGCTATGCGAATATCTTCTTTAGTAATCCATTCAGACTGACTATCTCCTGTGCCTCTTGGATTAAAACCACCACCATCATCAGCACCAGGGTACATTTTTCTGAATGATTCTTTAGAAATAACCTCAGTAATTAGGCATTTTTCTGCATCTGAGCCATCAGGTTCATTGGAATTAGGGTCAAAATAGACCATAAAAGGGTTTTCTATGCGCTTGACATAAAGCTCTTGCTCCATAGAGTCTGGTCTTGGATAGTCATAAAGGATGCGCCAATAGCCCCAACCCATGCGAACTGCAAACTCAAAAGCATTGTCGTATGCTGCATCTGCATCTGATTGGTTCTCAATATGTCTAAGGATGCCAGTAATGATTTCTGCAACCTTTTCATCAGACTCGGTATTCATGCCATGAGCAACCATCCGAGGTCTTTGTTGTCTTTGCTGATTAGATATTTGTCGGCAATACGCATCAATTTTATTGATGGTCAAATAAGGTCTAGATTCTAATAGTCGGCTATTTTGAATCTCTACAGGCCATTGGTCACCGCCTGCAAATTTAAGGTCATCTAAGGCTTCAACTCGATTGTTTGAGTCGTTTTCAGAGCAGAAATGCAGGAATTGTTTAGCTTCCTCAATTACTCCGGACTCATAATCATTTTCGGTGGAATAGACACCACCATTGCTTGCAACATTCATTACCATAATGTTTTCCTATTAGCTCATCCAGCTTGTAACATCATAATTCATTGGCTTTCTTTTGACTATTTTCTTTTCTTGAATCATCAGCCCTATGTACCTAAAAGCATCTGCCCCATGACTGTAATTGTCATGAACTGGCTTTTGACTAAATTGCTTAGTATCTGGGTCTACATCATACCGATAATGGCGCAAACAGTCTAATCCTGCTGCGGTATTTGTTTTGTCAAAATAACACGCATTAAAGATTGTCCGAGCTGCGTTAATAGAATCTGCAACAGGCACTCTGTCAATGATTCTGACATTGTAACCAGCAGCTCTTACTATTTCTTCTATGCTTCTGCCATTAGATGCCAGGGTTCTATTCTGAGCATCATGAGGCAAATACAAGGTTTCATAGGTATAGCCAAAAGTTTGCAACTTAGCTAGAATCTCGCTAATAGTCGTTTGAGTGGTTTCATAGTACCTAAGCAGTCTAGTTTCCATTCCAACAAACTGCCCAATCCACACAGCAGTTGCATCGGCCCACCCAATATCAAAGCAAGCAAACACTCCCTTAGTTGCATCGTAAGGAACATTACAAATTCGACCATCTTGCTCCGCCCTTTGCATTTCCTTGGCAAATACAGCTCCATCAATGGTAGACCGAGTAAAGCCTTCCCAGACGTTCTGATAAGCCTCAAAGTCCCTATTCATAAGGGATTGTCGTTCTAAATCTAATACTTCCGGAAACCAAGGGTTATCGTTCCAGTTAACCTTTTGCACCACAGCATTTTCAGGTGGGCTAATTACAAAACGTTTATAAGTTTCATCTGTAGGCAATTCAGGATTAAAAGTAATCCATATCTCAGAGTTTTCTTTTCGGATAGTAGGAATCAATATATCCCAAGATAACTTGGTGATATTGTTTGCCTCCTCACACCAACAATAATCTATTCCTTCTATACTTTTTAGACCATTGATATTGTTCTTAATACCAGCAAAGATGAATTCTGTGCCATTAGAGCCACGAATAGTGGTTTGAGTTACCTCATAATGAGCTTCTAGCTTTAGATTGTAGATTTGGTCTACCAGTAGCTTATGCACCGAATCTTTGATTGAAGTCTGAAATTCACGAGCACAGAGCACTCTAATTGGCTTTTCTGCACCTTTGCATAGTAATGCCCTGGCTACGGAATGCGACTTACCAGCTCCACGACCACCATAAAGCACTCTATAACGGCTATTTGCAGGCTCAAATAAGCATTTTAATTTGGCAGGAAACTGAGGCCAAATAATGCCGTTTTCATCAATCTTTGTTTCCATTGCCTTCTACAAAGCCCAACATGATGCCTTTAACATCAGTTCCTTCTGCTACGCTAACTTCAGTAGATTGCATTGGTTTGCCTTCAACCCTATCAATAATCATATTTAAAGCAGCAAGACTTCCTTCTTCAGCCTCTTTAAATACTCCTTCAATGATTCTTTCCATCTTCTGAGGATTAGCCAGAATGAATCTTTTCATCTGTTCAGTAAAAGGCTTCTTCTTCGCATTTTGGTTTCCCTTCATGCTTTCAGATATTTTAGCCTTTGATTCTTCTGTGTGAGCTTCTAAGGTCATGATTTACTTAGCCTTTTATTATGAAAATTAGTTTTTCCATAACGAAAGTATATTACTCATTGTCCATACTGTCACTATTAGCTTCTGCTTGGTCTACATCAGCTTGGACTTCAGGGCTGTTTTTAAGGTTTGTATATTGGTCTTGCAGCTCTTGGGGTACTTCAGGCTGATAAATAATAGCGTTCATATCCGCTTCTAATTCTTCAATAGATTGCGGATAAGGATAGGGAATATAGACGTTAGGTGCGGTCATTCTACTTCTACCGGAGTTACACCTACTGCTACTGGTTCTTCTGTTTGTTTAGCCTGTTCTGCTAATTGCTCATTGGCAATTTTTTTGATGCCATCAATCAAAGGTGCTGAATAAGCATAAGGGATTTTACCTAGTTCGGCTAATAGTTCGTTAATTTGGGCAATAGTAAATTGAATCATGGTTATTTTCCTTTTTTGGTTGATTTTTTAGCTGCGTTCTTTTCTGCATAAGCAATCGCAACTGCTTGTTTTACAGGTTTACCTGCTTTTACTTCAGTTTTGATGTTTTCTTTAAATGCTTTAGCACTTGTTGATTTCTTAAGTGGCATGATTTTTCCTTAACAATTCCAGTTTTTGAGGGATGCTTTGGCTCGTTCTGCAGGGCCTTTAGCTTTCTTTACTACACCTTCCATCCTTGCACAGAATGACTTTTTACGACCTTCATCAGCTTTTGTCTTTGGATTTGGAGCAGGGGCTTTTAGATTGCTGCCATTTTTAGCGTTATATTCAGCCCTACCTTTGGCGGTCATACCAGCACCCTTATCGGTAGGATTATAGGTCTTGCCCTTGCCTGTAGTCTTATGGGGTATAGGTTTGTCGTGTTTTGGCATGATTACTTTTTCTTTGCAGTTTTGGCTGATTGTTTAAAAGCCTCGGCAGTTGGTGCGCCTTTAGTGCCAGGCTTACGCATCTTCTCTACAGGCTTGCCTTCAGCCTTTTCTTTCTTAATGCGTTCTTGTTTTGCATGAATATTTGCATAAAGTCCAGGTTTAGCCATAGTCTTGCTCCTTTTGGTTGGGGCTTGCTTATCTAACGCTTTCTTAACATCTTGTGCTTTGAAGTCTTTGTCCCATATTGATGCTTTTGGTTCATTTTGAAAGGCTGCCCATGATTTTAATATTTCATCAGGGGTCATTGACTTGCTTTTAAATAAAGATTTGAGCCATTTAATCATGCTTCCTCCATGAAACATACATCTTGCCATGACATAACAAGGTATTTCACCCCATCTTCAAAATATGGAAAGTATTTAAGGTATTCCTCGCCCTTATCATCGTTCATAGTGCCAAAACGAATTCTTGCGCCTACTTCGATGGGCATATCTTCTCTACGATTACCGGATAATTTCTTGCCAGGGCCAACAGCCACAACTGTACCCATGTTTTCTACTTCTTTATTATCAACAATAATGATGGAAGATAGCTCACGCACGTCAGGTTTGACTACGATTTTGTCTGCTAATGGCTTAAGTTTCATGATTTTTTAGGCCTTCCTGGTTTCTTTTTTGGCTGTTCTTCCGTAAAAGTAACAGTTAACCCAGTAGTTATGGCTTCAATTACATGGTTTTTCAAGGGTTGCCATTCCCCACACCAATCATCATTTGATTTGTTGTGAACAGCAGGAAAACGCTTGCAAATGCCCATTCTTTCCCCAAAAGAAAAAAATCGACATAAATTACAAGTGTCTTTATGCTCTTTTATAGCCACAGTTTCTCCGATTAATTGTGGTTAGAGAACCCCTAGTTTACCTTCACGTGCTAGGGGTTTTCGTTTTACATTGGGTCTTTTTCGTACTTATCTTCTGCGCCATAAGCTGTGCGCTTATGTTCGTAGCAAACACCGCTTGTGCGACCAGTATTGAACTGGTGGTCAGAACCGATAGCATCTTCTTTACCCATCGCAACACCACCACGATGAGATTTTTCCATGCGTTCACCAGACATATCTGCCTTGCTTGCGCCTTTAGGTACTACTACACCCTTTGCTGGAATACCAGCAGTACTATTTGGGTCAGTTGTTTTTCCCATTTTCATCATTTTTAATTCCTTTTTTAGCTAAAAAGACTGCAAAAGCGCAGTTTAGTTATTTTGCCTTATCCATTACCCATGTCAAGCATTTTAATTAAGCGTATAGCAGCATCAACTGAGTCTATTCTGCTAACCGCACCGCCTCGCCAATTTTGCATAAATTTAACTTGGCTCTCGGTATAAGATGCTTTGTCATTTCTTTTAATTTCACAAAGAACGCTGTGTTTTTTGTAACCAATTAAAATATCTGGGCAGCCTTCGCCAACTCTAGAAAGATTTAAAACAGAAGCCCCCAACGCTATAAAGGTATGAATTATTTGGCTTTGGTTTTCATCAACCCTCTTTTTGTAATAAGTCATTGGTTTTTTCTATAAGTTGTTCTTGTGAGTAACCCCAGTAAGAGGTGAACTTTTTAGCTCCAGCAAGGTGAATACTGGTATCTCCAAGTCGGTGATGAAATGCACACAAGGGAATGATTGGACTGAGCTTTCTAGGCATCCCAAACCTTCTACAATGATGAAGTTCTGTCGGTGTATCGGTTGTTTCAACATCCCTTTGCCTGCACAATATGCAGCCCAATCGTGCCAATTTATCATGTAGTTGTTTCTCGGCTTTTGTCATTAAAAAGGCTCGGTTAAATCCACAAAGTTAAATAAATGCTTTGGAACGTCATAATAAGCCTCATGTTTTGTGTCATCTTTCATTTCCCACAAAGGATGCTTAAAAACTTCCTCTCCAGCAATCCAATAAGCATGAGTCATATCTTGCGTTAATGCAAAAAACAATGTTTTAGGCACTTCAAGCATATGCTTTTTACGCATTGGAACATGAATAGTATCAAAAGGGCAAGTTGGACTCCATTGACGAACTTCAACCTCTGCAAAACCTACTCTAAAGCCGTTTTTACCCATAATCAAATCTGTGCCGTATTTATCAGGGTTATCTTTACTGTCATAACCCCATTTCATTTTTAACCAGGCAGACACCGCAGCTCTAGCTGGTGGGTCATATTTGTCATGTAAGTCTTGGTCAAATTTCTTTATCTTCACCAGCTATATCCTGTAATTTAAGGGCCATTTCAATTAAATCAGTAGCTATTTCATAAGCTCTTTGCCCATTTTGTTTGAGCATGGCATCGTAATAACCCTCTAAAAGCTTTTTGGATACCAAATATGGAAGGCTAAAGTCTTTCATTTACATATTTCCTTGTCTGCGGTTTGAAGATAAAGTGCGCCAAATATCAATAATTCGTATTTCATGGTTTCTTTCGTTATCAATCTTTTTAAATTCTTTTAAAGCTTCAGTCCAAGCTAAAACTGCATCAGCGTATTTTGGGCTTGCCAAGGCTTTTGCTTCCCTCTCAGCTACTGTCCCCTCAGCTAGTAAAAAAGAATGGCTCTTAGCCTGTTTTAAGCCTTCCTCAAGGTATTTAACTTGAGCAGCCCATGCTGCATGGTCATCATCCGTACTAGCAAGTTTAGTTAGAGCTTGTTCTACCCTGTTTTCATTAAGTTGTTCAAGGTTCATTCTTCTCTTCCTTTATGACTAATCTTTTCTAAATAATGATTACCTACATCCATAGTTTTAGGCATAGGAATACCATTTTCATCATTTACAAAAGTACGTTTATCTAACTCTGCCATAATATTTCTTCGAGTTTTAAGCAAATTTTTGGGAATATGCAGCTCCTGCAAACCCATTTCAAACAAGCCTTCAGATACCTTTGTGTCAGCTAACTCAAAAAATGTCGTTTTATTATTACCTTTAAAAAACTTATCTGGTGCGGTACACATATCAAAAAGGTTACGCAATTTGTCGTTTTGATGGATTCTGGCAGTTACTTGGTCGTTTTTATGAGGTTTTAAACCAAAATGAAAACGACAATAAAACTTGCTTTCTCCGTTTGTTCCAGCAGATAAAGTTCCAATAAGACCACAACCATAAGCAGAACAAATTAATGGCTGACCTAATTGTTCCTGTTGTTCTTCTTGACTTCCATATTTAACCAGCTTGGATTTCATAGGTATTTCCTTTCAATAATCTTTGTAAAGTTTGTAGGCTTAATAACCCATTCCAAATCAGCTAAAAATGGCCTTCTATCCTTAGATTGAGTTTTTCCAGTTAAAAACTTTGAATTTTTAATAAATTGAAAAAAATCATTCTTAAACCAATCCAGGGCTTCTTCTGAACTCTTACATTCAAATTCAGTAAACAACTCTCTCCATCTTTGTTTTAAATGAGCTTCTCTGGTCTTGTTCCATGAAATGACCTTTGGGAGCTCAGGAAGTGTTTGATGATACAAATCAATAATGGCTTGATGGGGGCATGGTGGAATCTTAGATTCCGCAGAGATAGTTTTTATATCTTGGTTAATGGTTATTGGTTCATGGTTCTTGGTTACGTTGTGAATCGGTTCTGATATCAGTTCTGATTTCATAGCTGATATCTTCTCTGATTTAATTCTGTTTGCGTTCCGAGCTGAGTCTGCTTTGGCCCTATATTTAATAATTTCATCATCGCAACGCTTAGAAATCCATAAATCACCTTCTTTATCAAAAAAAGTTTCCAAAATGTATTGAACATCAGAGCTGAAATCAGACATTCCTATACGTCTAGCAATAAGGGATGGCTCACCTTTTAAAGGGCTTTCGTCTAAATAATATTGGTCAATAAGCCTTCGGTAAGCCAAATCTTCCATAAAACTTAGATGCCTTGTATGAGCTGCATAATCCCCAATATGAAATGGGTAAAAGTTCATTTTCAGTCCTTAAATAGGTCTGGTCGTAAAATTTCTTTTGTCAATCGACCTTGCGATAACTCTCGCAATTTAGCCAAATGTTTAATTGGAATTTGACCCCTATCAGCCCAGTTATAAATGGCTGTAGGCCTTATGCCTAAAAGCTTTGACAAGCGCATTAAAGTACCAAATTCAGCTCTTAAAATTTCTAATTCATGCATATAAATTCTCCTTTTGTGGCACTATACCATAAATAAATGATAGTAAACAGATATAAACTAGGGAAATCCCCTATAAAATAATTGTAAAAAAGTGTTGCTAAGTGGTTTTTTAGTGTATAGTGAAGTCTAGTTCAACAAGTGATGAAGGGAAATAAAAATGAAACTAGGAATCAGCAAAGAAGGTTATGCAGACTATGTTTGGACTACTCAAGATGGTTACGAAATTACCCAATCTCAAGTAGAAGATATTAGAAGTATTGTTAAAGATGCTACTGGTACAGATATGCCATTTAAAGATGTTTTAAGAATGGTTGATTTATTTAAATCTTTTGCAACCGATGATTTTCGAGTTTAAGGAGTAAGTGATGAAAACTACATTATTAGATTGGCTTGGTGTTGTGATTCTTGGTGTCGTATTAGCTGCCATTTTTGTAGGAGGTATTTAATCATGGGAATAAACAGAGCTGATGCTTACTACGAACCTAATGATTACGATGACCGCACAGATGAAATTGAAGCACGTGCTTGGGAGTTGATGAAAGTTGGTGGCAAATTTGATTACCGGACTTCAGGAGCTATATCAGAAGCTCTTGGTGACATGGGAGTTAAAGACTCCGATGACCTACAAGCTGTTATTGATTCAGGTGATTACGAGGCTTTAGGTCGCAAACTAATCTGTATGGCTTGTGAATACATGGAAGGCCTTGCCAAATCTGTAGCAGAATTTGAAATTATTGATTGAGGAGAAAGTGATGACTACAAAACCTACAAAACCAGCAGCAATAGATTACAAAGAAGATGCAATTTGGAATCGGTTTAATAAAGATGAGGCCCTGATTTCTCAGCTAATTATTCTTAAAAAGTATCTTGAAGGTGAAGATTCCATAAAAGGCCATGCAATATCAATGCTTGATGGCCTAGTCGATAAGTTGATTTGCGACCAAATCGACATGATTTCTGAAGCAAAAATCCCATATTAAGGAGAAAGTGATGAACTACAAAGAACTAAGACAAATCAATGTAAATGAATTTACAGAAAGAAAGGGGTCGCTGACTTATCTTTCTTGGACTTATGGAGTGGACATTCTTCTTCAAAATGATCCGATGGCTACATGGGAATGGGGTGACATTGTTTACTTCAATGAAACTGCAATGGTTTCTTGTTCAGTAACAGCCTTTGGCAAAACCATGAAAATGCAGTTGCCAGTAATGGACAACCGCAATCAAGCTATAAAAAACCCTGATGCTCGAAAAATCAGCGATTCACAGATGCGCTGCCTGGCTAAATGCATAGCTTGCTTTGGTATTGGCCTATATGTCTATTCTGGTTCTGATTTGCCCTCTGATGCTATTGATGAAGAAGCCCCTGATTATTCTCAAGAAGCTGATAAGTGGCTTTTGGCAATTAGTGGCACTAAGTCTATGGATGAGCTTAAAGAAATCTATGGCGCAGCTTATAAAGCCCTTAGCAAAGATAAATCAGCCGTAGACAAGTTAGCTAGTGCTAAAGACTTGCAAAAAGGCACTTTGATGGCATTGCAATCATGATTCAACAAGGTACACCGGAATGGTTTGAACTTAGAAGTGGCAAAGTAACCGCTTCTAGAGTTGCCGACATACTTGCAAAGACAAAGAGTGGGCCTTCTGCAAGTCGGCAGAATTACCTTATAGAGCTTGCTTTGCAACGCACAACAGGCATCATTGTCGAATCTTACTCCAACTCTGCAATGGAATGGGGTACTCAAACTGAACCACAAGCAAGGGTAGCTTATGAGGTTAGAACCAATAATTTTGTCGATACAGTCGCTTTCATTGACCATCCTAGTATTGCTTGGTTTGGTTGCAGTCCTGATGGGCTTGTGTCTGATAGGGGGCTTGTGGAAATTAAGTGTAGGCATTCTGCTAGTCATTGGGAAACTATCAAATTGGATGAAATACCTAAAAAATATTGGATTCAAATGCAAGCGCAATTAGCTTGCACAGGCAGAGAATGGAATGACTATGTTTCTTTCGACCCTCGCATGCCAGAACGTAGCCAACTATATATAAAACGTGTTTTTAGGGATGAAGAATTTATTTCTGAAATGGAATCGGAAATTAAAAACTTTCTTTTAGAAGTTGAAACAGAAGTCAATCTTATGAGAAACAGATGAAAAAACAACTTTATTGGGTTTGGGCAGCAATGATACAAAGATGCGAAAACCCAAACAATAAGCAATTTTATAACTATGGAGCTAGAGGCATTCAAGTTAGCAAAGAATGGCGGTCATCTTTTAATCAATTTATAAAAGACATGGGTATTCCTAATGCTGGAATGACTGTGGAAAGAATAAACAATGATTTGGGATATTCAAAAGATAATTGTCGTTGGGCTAATAGGCATGACCAAGCAATTAATAGAAGATTGTTTAAAAGCAACAAACTTGGAGTTAAGGGTATAGAAATTAGAAATTACGGAGCTTATAGAGTACGAATTAAAAGGCATAAAAAATTAGTTTTAGATGTAACAGTAAGTGATTTTTTTGAAGCGTGTTGTATTAAGAAGTCTTTTGAAAACAAGAAAGGGATGTAAATTATGGGAATTGAATATTATTTAAAAGCTCCGGTGTCTGAATATACCGATAAAGATGGGCAACCAAAAAAACGTTATCAAACCATTGGCATAGTTACCAAAACCAAAAAAGGTGACTTAATGGCTAAGATAGAAATGATACCTTTGCTAGGTATGAAAGAAGGCGCATTTTGGTGTTACTTGAATGTTCCGGAAGATAAATCTGACAAGCCTACGAATTTAGCTGACATGGAATCAGACGTACCTTTTTAAGGAGCTAACATGGATTCAAATTACATTTGGACTGCAAGCGGAACAGATATTACAATTCGTTGGAAGCAATTAGGCTGGATTCCACCATCAGAGATTCAAGGCTACAGAGACAAGTGGCGGTATTACCAAAACTTGCCTATGCGCCAATTAGATGATGCAGCCAAAGAGCAATATGAACAGGTCTTGCGTAAGGCCAAGGTTATGAGGATAAAGTAATGGCAACCAAATTAAAGGTACTTGTACCAGCAATTAAAGAAAAATCAGGCAAAGTAATTGTGGCTCCTAGTAAAGCTTGGAGTCATCAAGAACTTAAAAAAGGTGAAGGAAAAGCTGCCAAACACGCTAAACACGAGTTTGAGCTTTCTAATGGTCGTATTGTCACTAGAAAAGTAGCTGCCAAAGTTGCTGAAAAAGCTGGCGAAGTTCCTAAATCTGTTGGTAAAAAGCTTCATAGCCATGATTTACGCAGAGCAGAAGGTATTAAGAAAAAGAAATGAGCAATGACGAAGCCATGATTTTTGGTGCAATTGTAATGATTGGTTTCGCTTTTATTATTTTGTATTTAATCGGAAAAAATAATGACAAGTGAACCAGTCCCATTTGGGGGTTATCTTAAGACCCCATCAGATGCTTGCGAAGAAGCATTTTTTGCAGTTTATCCTGACTTCTTTTATGAAGAATCCACCGCACTAGCTCTTTGGACTCAAGCCTGGCAAGCAGCACTTGACCATGTAGAAAATAAAAAGCCAGTAATTCAGCTTATATGAAAAAAAGGCAAATTCGAGTTACCTATGAAACTAGGTATAAAGAATTGCTTGTAGAGTATCAAAATGCTTTAGATAGAATGGGTAAACAAACTATTCGTATTATTGAATTACAAAAGCTAATTAGAGAGGCCCATGAAATTATGGTTAAGCACATGGATTTTAAAGAAAGTCCTCTTAAGGGCAGTTAAGCCTACATTCAAGGATGCAACAAGTAAGGGTTTTTTAGGCTTTCCACCTTACAGATAGCAGTTGCCAAATTGATGCCCTACTTTTTTAAGCCCCTAAAATATCCATTGCTTTATGAATGCGGTTTATCCGGTCATCTAATCCTACTGTACCGCCATTAATTCGCTTAGTCATGGTTGTCCAATCTTCATTGTCAGCCAAAGAGTTAAGGTTTTTCTTGTTGTAGAACCAGCCAGCCGACATACAAGCCCACATAGGCTCTAAAAGAAGGCTTGGTTGCTCCGTTAAGGGTTGTCCTAGGGCAACCCCACACACTTGGTAATTAGACCGCCCTGTTAGCTGAAAAATGCCTCTGCCATGAAATTTAAACCCATCACCATCTTCAGTATTGCCAAGGTCTGCTCTACCACCATAAACCTTATTGGCTAGTTTTTCAGAATTATTCGCATATTGATTAGCCACATCGAGATTAGGAAATCTACTGGGCCAAACAGCCATAAGTCGATTAGCTGAGTATGAAAGTCCTTCTTCAAGGGTTTTAAAGTTGTTGGACTCATGTTGTGCTTGTCCTATAAATGCAGCCTGTCGTTTTGGAGTGTCTATGCCATATTTGGCAAAAGTATCATTTAAAGGTTGTAACCACTTAGTATCAATTCCAAGGGCTTGTAATTGCTCATTTGTCATTTACTAATATTTCCACCTACAGGATAAATTGCCCCTGCTGGAGCTTGAGTAAACGCTGTTTCACCTGGCTTTACATAATCACCATTCCAAGGGCTTTCCATAATTGGGCCATAGCAAGAAGCCAATTTTGTACCATTGACCTTTTGCGCTTGAATATCACAGGGAAAACTCCACATATTGCTCATGCCTGTTGTAGGTGTTGTGCCTACAGTAAATGACCTAAAT